TAGATTTAGGTGATACATTAACAGTTCAAGGTACAACAAACGAGATTGAAACTTCAGTTTCTGGAGATACAATAACAGTTGGTTTACCAGATGATGTAACAGTTGGAAACAACTTAACAGTTACAGGAGACTTAACAGTTAATGGTACAACAACTACACTTGCAACAACTAACTCAACAGTTACAGATACACTTATTGAATTAGGTAACGGAATTACAGGTACTCCTGCAAACGATTCTGGTATCGTAATTGAAAGAGGTGACGCTGATAACGCATTTATCGGATTTGATGAAAGTGCTGATAAGTTTATCGTTGGTACTGGTTCATTTACTGGTGCTTCAACTGGTAACTTAACTATTTCAACTGGTACTATTGTTGCAAATTTAGAGGCAACAACTGCTACATTAGGTGGTAGTAATGTTGTTTCAACAGACAATAGTTTAGAATTAACAAACAAAACTATTAATGGTTCTTCTAACACAATTTCAAATATTGCAAACTCATCATTAACTAATAGTTCATTTAGTTTTACAGACGAAACATCAACTTCTGGTTCTGTATCACTTGGTGGAACATTAGAGTTTTTAACTGGAGAAGGTATTGATACAACTGCTTCTGGTAATACAATTACTATTGCAGCTGAATTAGCAAGTACATCAAATAAAGGTGTTGCTTCATTTAGTGCTAATAACTTTACAGTTACATCTGGTGCAGTTAGTGTTACTGAAATTGATGGTGGAACTTATTCATAATATTAATTTAGGAGATTAATAGTGGCAACTGTTATAAAATTAAAAAGAAGTACAACAGCTTCTTCAGTACCAACTACAAGTGATTTAGCAGACGGCGAAGTTGCAGTTAATATAACAGATAAAGTAGTTTATATGAGAAGTGGTGGCAGTATTGTTACTGTCGCTAACTTTAATTCAGGTTCAAGTGTTGATTTATCAGCAATTGACCAAAGTATTTTGCCTGATACAACTGAAACATATGATTTAGGTTCAACATCTAAAAGATTTCGTTCATTGTATTTAGCAGGTGACACGATTGATATTGGTGGTTCAACTATATCATCTGACGGAACAGGAACAATTTCTATTTCTGCTACAGGTGCTACATTACCACTAAACTCAAATGTACAAGTAACAAGTGGAGTAACAAAAACACTTGCATTAGCAGGAACAGATGGTTCACCAGTTCAGGCAGTTCCATTTTTCTCTAATTCAGGCGGACTAAATACTCAAAACACTAAATTAGATTTTAAGGCTGATCCTGATAAAGTTGTAGCAAGTTTTACTTTAGCAAATGGTTCACAATTAGGGTCATCACAAGGAGATACTTTATTTTTCTTTTAAGGAACTAATATGACAGCAAAAACACCAATACGAGCAGTTTTTAATGAAAGTGATGTAGCAACAGGTCTTGCCGAGTTTCAATCAGGCGAGTTTATAGGTGTTGCTTTTGGTGGTACAGGTGCGGCTACTCATACATCAAATTCAATTCTTTTAGGTAATGGAACAAGTGCAATTCAAAGTTCTGGAATACAAATTTCAGGTTCAACAATTTCATCATCAGATTCAACATTAATTACAATTGCAGACGGATTAACTGTAACGGGTAATTTAACAGTTACAGGAACTACAACAACTGTTAACTCATCAACTATTCAAGTAACTAATTCATTTACATTTGAAGGTTCTACAAGTGATGATTATGAAACAACTTTAACGGTTATTGATCCTACCGCTGATAGAACAATTACATTACCAAATGCAACAGGTACAGTTTCTTTATTAGATAACACAGAAACATTAACTAATAAAACAATTGATGCTGATAACAATACTATTACAAACATTGGAGATGATGAATTATCTAGTGGTATTAGTGCAACAAAAATAGGTAATGGAGACGTTGATAATACAGAATTAAGTTATCTAAACGGCGTTACAAGTTCAATTCAGACACAAATAGACACAAAAGCTTCTACTGCCTTTGCTATTGCACAAGCAGTTGCTCTTGGTTAATCTTATAAATATACCATAGAATTACAAAGGAATACTATGGCTAACCCAGCAAGTAGAGAACAATTAAAACAATACGCTTTAAGAACACTAGGAAAACCAGTCATTGAAATCAACGTAGATGATGACCAACTAGAAGATAGATTAGATGAAGCGTTACAGTATTTTGCTCAATATCACTATGATGGTGTAGAACGGGCATATCTAAAATACAAAGTTACTCAAGCAGATAAAGATAGAATAGTATCGCCAGGTGGAGATACAACAACTACTGCTACAAAAAATTCAGTTACAACTTCATTTACAGAAGCAAATAACTATATCATTGTGCCAGAATCAGTATTAGCCGTAAGTAGAATATTTCCATTGTCAGACAAACATAATCAAAATATGTTTGATATAAGATACCAATTAAGATTAAATGATTTGTATGATTTTTCATCTACAAGTATTATTCATTACGATATGGTATTAAGACATTTAGATTTTTTAGACCATATATTAGTTGGTGAAAAACCTGTAAGATTTAATCAATACAACAATCGTTTATACATTGATATGGATTGGAAAACAGATATTCAAGTTGATGAGTATTTAATTATTGAATGTTATAGAAAATTAGACCCTACAGTTATGACCGATGTATATAATGACATATACTTAAAAAGATATGTTACGGCCTTATTTAAAAGACAATGGGGTGCAAACTTATCAAAATTTAATGGTGTAACCATGATTGGTGGAGTAACACTAAATGGTGGTCAAATATTCCAAGAAGCACAGGAAGATATACGAAAATTAGAAGAAGAAATAAGAGGCACATACGAAACGCCTATAACGTATATGATAGGATAATGAGATGCCAGTCAATCATTATTTTCAGAATGGAAACGGAATCGGAGATTCCAACGAAAAAAGATTACACGAAGATTTAATCATAGAAGGTCTAAAAATCTACGGCCACGACTGTTACTATTTACCAAGAACATTAGTTAATAAAGATTTAGTTTTAGGAGAAGATACACTTTCTAAATTTGACCAATCATATCTTTTAGAAATGTATATTGAAACGACTGAAGGATTTGCAGGTGAGCAAGAGTTAGTTTCTAAATTTGGTTTAGAAATAAGAGAAGATACAACGTTTATGATTTCAAAAAGACGTTGGCAAAATCAAGTTGATAATACGGCAACATTAATTAAATCAGGACGACCAAATGAAGGTGATTTAGTTTATGTTCCTTTAATGAATAGTTTTTTTGAAATACAGTTTGTTGAAGACCAAGAGCCATTTTTTCAACTAGGTAATTTGCCAGTCTATAAACTTAAAGCAACTAGATTTGAATATAGTGCTGAAAGATTTGATACAGGTGTTTCTGCTATTGATGATACTGAAACATCATTATCTACAGATTTATTACAACACCAAATATCTTTAGAAGAAGGAACTGGTACAGGTGCTTTATTACTTGAGTCAACAGATACTACTTTAGGTAATATTGACTTCTTTATTTTAGAAACAGATAACTTTAATCTATCAACACAAACAAGAGATTATGCTGATAATGATACTTATGAATCAGACGCAGGTTTTGGTACAGAAAGTACAGCAGATGATATATTAGACTTTACAGAAAGAAACCCTTTTGGTGAAGTAGATGAGGAAAGTATCTAATGTTTGGAAGACGGTTTTACCACGAATCATTAAGAAAAGTTGTTGTTGCCTTTGGTACAATTTTTAATAATATTATCATTCATAGAACAGATAGTAATGGTGATGTTATTCAAAAAATTAGAGTGCCTTTAGCCTATTCGCCAAAAGAAAAGTTTTTAACAAGATTAGACCAACAAGCAAATTTAGATAATAGAGAAATGGCAATTACTTTACCTCGTATGGGTTTTGAAATATCTGGTATCAGTTACGATCCATCTCGTAAATTGCAAAGATTAGGACAATTTAAATCAGTTAATACTTCAGACGCAAGTAAAATGTATTATCAATATAATCCTGTACCTTACAATATAAGTTTTAATTTATATTCATTTACAGCAACTGCTGAAGGTGGCCTACAGATAGTAGAACAAATATTACCTTATTTTCAACCAGATTATACAGTTACAATAAATGCAATTCCTGAAATGGGTATTAAAAGAGATGTACCTATAACTTTAAATAGTGTAAATTATGATGACACTTATGATGGTTCATTTACACAAAGACGTGCTGTAAATTATACATTAGGATTTACTGCTAAAACATATTTGTATGGACCTGTATATTCTAAAAAAGTTATTAAAGAAACTCAAACTGATATGTATACCGACACAGCGGATAGTCCTAAGAGAGAAGAAAGAATTGTTATAGTTCCTGACCCAACATCAGCAGACGCAAATGACGATTTTGGATTTACAACTACTATAAGTACCTTTAATGATGCTAAAAATTATAACCCAGCAACTGACGGTGATGAATAATTATGAGTATAGACGACAAAATAAATGAGGCACTTGGTATCTCTACCGAACAAAAACCTGCTACAAAATCAGTAATCAAAAAAGAATATACTCCACCTGTTCCTAGAATGGAAGATAAAGACAAAGAGGATGTAGATAATGATTACAAATACAGTAGAGAAAACTATTACAATCTAATTGAAAGAGGCCAAGACGCAATTCAAGGCATACTTGATATTGCAAACGAAAGTCAACACCCTCGTGCCTATGAAGTTGCAGGTAATCTAATCAAACAAGTGGCCGATACAGTTGACAAGTTACAAGATTTACAAGGCAAACTTAAAAATTTAAAAGATGTTCCTAATAAGACAAGTACAAATATTAAACAGGCCTTGTTT